CCGTCGTCGAGTTGACCCCTCCACCGCCAGCAATCGCTTTGCTGTATGCCCGGAACGGCTCCACTTGATATGTTACACGTACCTTGTTGATCCGCTCCGCTTCTTCCGGTACCCAAAATCGCAAAAATGCTGGATTGTCCGGGTCGCAGTTGTCCGCAAAATCGTGACTATCCCAATTCGTCGCGCCTTGGGCATATGTCTCATTGATGCGTTGCCGGTCCGCAAGGTCTGCAATACTCCCGGCAATGTCAACAGACTTATTTGCTATCTCCAATTTCACATCCCCCGGCGATCCGGTTATATCCTTTTTGCGGACGTTGACGACTCGTGTGATCACGTCAATGCCTAGTTCCTCGTCGATTACACGCACCTGTGTTCCTGTTACGAATCGGTCGAGTGGGTCCTCGGTTATCGAGGACATGTCTGATGCATCAACCTCGTAAGAGATGCGCGGCATCTTTAGTTCGTTTAGGATTGCTTGCGCCCTCGCCATTAGCGTCTTTGGTGACGTAAACCGTCGATCGGTCCACACTCTACTGATGATGCCATATTGGCTCTGCGTGTCGGCATCCAGGTAAGGCAACCCGTCATTTTCCTCGCTAATCGTGAGTTGGTTTACACCTTCGCCATATCCGAGCGCATAGAGCCTCGTGCACAAATCAAGTGGGTCCGTCGTCTTGTTCACGCTTTGCATGTTTACTCCATACCTGATGTAAGCCTGCACCCCTGTGGGTGGCTCCACAAGATTCAGTGTCCACGGATATGTGGAAGTATCCCAAGTCCACATATGCTCTTCGACAAATGGCTTCGGGATGCTAAGCAGGGCGCCGAGCAAGTTCTCATTTTCCCACGTATACTCAAACTGGTGATTAAATGATAGCTCGCCTCTTTGCCAATTACTTTGTTTGGATAACACATAGTCGACTACGTCAGCCGTGAAAACGCCTGAACCGCCGATTGTGTGGAATTGGAACAGCACATCGTCCAGAAGTGTTGCAAGCACATGCTCGCATTCATAGGTGATCGTCTGGCCGTCACTGGATCGCTTTGCAGAGCACGGCATGATTCGAAAGAGATCGACCCGGGAATCCCCCTCGAACAGCTCGACGTAGCGCATCGGCGTGCATTCTTCGTTCTTTGGATCGTCGGCCGGCATGGAGAATGAGGCTGTCCACAGGTTGTTGTAGGGCATCTCGTACCCGATCTTAAAGGCGTTTTCGAGATATGCGACCGGCTGCATCGATGCATTATAAATCTTGATCAAGCGCGCTCACCTCCAATCTAAAAAGCCTCTGCTGATGTGCAGAGGCTTTTTTGCGCAAAATGGTCCCTAAACGCCGAACCAAGTCCACGAAGGCGCGGCGGAATACGTGATCGCCACTGTTTCGCCAGGCAGAAGAATTAACTGCCCGTTTGTCATGCCGCTGATGTTTGTTCCGTTCTTAGAAATACCTGTTACTGTTCCGCCATAGATAAAAACTTGTACAGGGAACGATAAAGTATTACTTTGTGCTACAGTAGATGACGGAATTGCAGGTGCAGTAACATTTCCGGTCGGGTTATAACCAAGATTGTCTCTAATTATCTTTTTGGTAAAAGTTCCGCCTGCGTCAGAGATTGCGCCTGTTACGTTCCCAATTAAATCGTTATTCGTAATAGTATACAAATCACAATTTATACCGAGTTCTATCCCGTAAGCTTGATTTGTTGTAGTCTGACCTTCTTCCCCTATACGGTTATTCGTAATACTGAACTTCGTTGCACCTGCCGCAATTTGGATGCCTGAATGCAAACCGCTGCCAGCTTGGGAGCAACCAGATACGATACAATTGTCCAATTCAACATTAATGGGATTCTGACTGTTTATGACTAAACCACGCTTATTTACAGTGATCCAGCGACAGTTTGAGAAGTATATACCATCCGTTTGACCTAGTGATGAAGCGTCAATAACAACCCCATCTTCTTGTGTTGATGTGAACCAACAAGTATCAAACACGAATCTAGTATAGATCGCTGATCCGGTAGGCTGGACGATTACGGAGAATAAATCAATACCATCGAAAATTGTGGTGGTTATAAAAGCATTCTGGACTGTTCCTTGCGAACCCACAGCAAGAATCCCGTAATCGAATCGTTGGAACAAACAATTGTCGACAAATAAGGTGTCCATACCGTTAGAACCAGTGACAATCTGAATAGCAGCGCCCTGATTTTCATTGTTTAACTGGACGTTTAGAAGATGGATGCCGTTTACTCCGCCCCGGATATCTATACCAATTCCTGCGCCTCTACAGTTTCCGATGATGTCTTCTACCACTACGAAATTTGAATTGGTGTCTGTAGCAGAGCCTAACTCAAACATTGTAAATGCGTTCTCGATGTACAAATCTTTAATCTTAACAAGTTGTGCGTTAACAAGTTTGATTGTATATCCAGCCGAACGAGTGCTGTTGTGTTTGATCGATAAATTCGATATTCCTACACCCTTTATGACTCCAAGCGATCCTAAGGATTCGTCACCAAATGTTAGGAAGTTGTCTGTATCACTCGTATGTTTGATGATCGAGACATATAGTCCACTTCCCTCGAAGTAAATCCCACTTGATGTTATCGTAGTGAAGCTAGACGAAACTATATAAGTCCCCCGAGGAAAGTATATGATACCTCCACCAGCAGCGACAGCCGCCGCGATAGCCGCATTGATCGCATCTGTATCGTCTGTTACTCCATCGCCTTTGGCTCCGAATCCTGTTTTAACGTTGAATATCCCTGTCACAGTTTCCGCATTATGCGTAATAAACTCCTGCTCGCTTTCGTCCAATCTGTCCTTCAGCACATCGAATGTTTTGCTCTTCGGCGTACTCACTCGGGCCTGTGCAGCTTCTACAGATGAATCTCCATCGATGACGATCGTATTCAGTTGTTGCTGCGTGTCCTCAGAGTTTGCCAGCGCTTGGTTAGCGATCGCTTCCGTTGCATCAGCACGGGAGATCGCTTCATTCGATTGGTCAATTGCTTCATTCAGTTTATCAGTACCTTGCCGCAAACTGTCTGAATACTCGATGCGTTCAACTGCCACCCTGATCACCTCACAAAAATTTATCGTAGAATGAAAATTGCATTTCAAAATTCATTCCAGTTCCAGTAATTGCGACTTGGTTGTCTCCGTAATGGAGTTCTATGAAGTCCCCGATTGTATGGTGAAGAGCGTTGCTACCATCCTTTTGGACCTTGAAATTCTCGCCATCAATCACCCAATTCGAGTCGTCCAGACTGTCGATCATCATGGATTTGCCATTAGCAGAAAATTTGACGTTTGTCCCGACTCCTGAAATAAAAATTCTCGGACGGATGCTAATGGGGCCTGAAACGATGACGTTTAAATCGCGACCATTAACAACAATTACTTGTTGACCTCCTTCGTGCCCGTATGTGTAAAAATCGTTTTGAAACGTGATCTCTTCGCTGCCCCACGTAACTTCATCGATTGATGTCAATGAATGGGCAAACGGATCATAGGCGACCAGTGGAATCACGAACCTGCCAAATCCGGAAATTCGATCAATGGGAAGTGATCCAGAATAGCGAACAATATACCTTCGGTCAGGTTGATTTTCGAGAATCAATTCCATCGTTCGCGGACGACCGTATGCGTCTACAAGAAACGCTGCCAACTCCGAGACCTTTTTTTGAAGCGTGGCGGAGTTAGTTTCGACGAACGCCACTTCAAGGTTGATAATTCGCGGTCCCAGCTCCGCCCCGAAGTCCCATAATCCGCTACGGCCAGGTATCGCAAGTGTGCGATCTGATGTTTTGGGTAAAACAGGGCGCTGGGACTTGCCGATCATGCGTAAGCCGAGATTGGACGCTGGTACTCCGCCTAAAGTAAAACCGCCATTACTCAATTAGTCCACGCCCTCTCATCGCTGTTCGCTGTAGTGTGTATAGTTCTTTGGCGATCAGTTTGATGTCGTTGTCGCTTCGCACGTTAAAGGTCGCACCCGAGAACATTCCGTCGAGATTATAAACTTCGCCGCCGCTATCTCGTTCGTTGCTTCCAGCACGATCGTGAATGACATCAACAGACATCCCGGCCATATCTTTGACCGCACCGGCCACATCATTGATGGTTCTGTCAATTCCTAATGCAAAGCCCTCACCTGTAAAGCCGCCGATCTCCATAAAAACTTTTGATGGTGAGTTGATGCCGAGAAAGTTCTTTGCGGCATCGACAGCTCCACTGACGGTATCACTCACCGCATTGACCACCGACGAGGCCATTGACTTGATCCCGTTTATTAAGCCCTGAATCATGTCCTGACCCATCTTTTCGAGCTTCTTCGGAATGCCTGCAAAAAAATCTCTGATCGAATTCCATGTGCCGGTGAAAACGTCTTTTATCGCCTCCCAGCCCCTGCTCGCGGAATTCTTGATGGCCTCGAACGCATTCGTCCAGATGCTTTTGATCTTTTCCCAGGCGTTGCTGAGGATCGATTTAAGTTTCTCGCCCGCCGACTTGAACAGCGTGCCGATCTTGTCCCACTGGCCCGTCACGAGGTAATAGATCGCAAGGAACGCAGTCGAGAAAATCGTCTTGATGACTTCCCACGCGGTCGTGAGAATCGTTTTGATCGTCTCCCACGCAGCTTTAAAATAACTGCTTATGATCTCCCATCCCGCCGTGACGATTGGACCGATCACATCCCACACCTTGCGGAATATCCCGACGATCCAGTCCCACGCCGCCGTAAGCGCCCCGACGATGGCGTCCCACACCTTGAGTGTGTATTCTTTGATGCTGTCCCAATTGGTGTAAATCACATAAGCAAGAGCGGCAAGAGCGGCAATAATGAGCGCGACGCCTGCGACGATCCCGGCAACCGGCAAGATAACCGCCCATTCTGCTGCGGCCACGACGCCGAGCGCGGCGGCCGTGAATCCGAGAACGCCGATCAGGGTAAGCAAGCCCGCCGTTAGCGCTGCGCCGATCGTAATAAATCTCTGCGTTTCCGGCGAAAGCTCGTTGAACCAATTGACCAAGCCCGCAACCCAATCGGCAACTTCCCGAATCGCAGGAGCGAGGGCCGTACCGAGACTGATTTGCAGGGTCTCGATCGCGCCGTATAGTTCTTCCATCGATCCCCCGAGGTTGTCTTTCATGGCGGCGGCAGCTGTTTGGCTTGCCCCTGCCGAGTTCTCCAACCCCGCCGTGAGCGTCTGAAACTTCTCCGGCCCCGCCTCGATCAGTGATAGCATGCCGCTCATAGCCTGCGTGCCGAAGATCGTCGACAGCGCTTGTGCCTTCTGTGCATCGGTCATGCTTGCGGTAGAGGTTGAAAGCCGGCCGAGGATCTTGTCGAACGGCAAGAAGTTCCCGCCCGCATCCGTAACGGCGACACCCAACTGATCGAGCATCTTCTTTGCATTTTTTGAAGGGTCGGCCAAACTCAGGAGTGCCGAGCGAAGCGTGGTACCCGCTTGCTCTCCCTTCATGCCACTGTCGGCCATGATGCCCGTGGCGGCCGCGAGTTGTTCCATGCTGATTCCGAGCGCATTGGCAACCGGGGCTGCATACTTGAAGGCGTATTGCAAGTCGATGACGCCGGCCGCCGATGTGTTCGCGCTCATCGCCAGTACGTCGGCCACGCGGGAAGCGTCGCCAGCGGAAAGTCCGAAAGCGTTCAGCGCAGAAGCAACGGTGTCGGCCACCATCGCCATGTCTTCGCCGGATGCTTCTGCGGCTGCGATAACGCCCGGCATGGCCGCGATGACTTGCGAAGCCTCGTAACCCTTAGCTGCCATCAACTCCATGCCCACGGCGACCTCTCCAGCGCTCTTGGACGTGCTTGCGCCGAGCTCAAGGGCTGTCTGCCGGAGTGCTTCTAAATCTTCTCCGACCGCGCCAGAGATCGCGCCTACGCGGGACATTTGCGAATCGAATTCCATCGCCTTGTTGACGGCAAAGCCAAGTCCTGCGGCGATTGATGCGCCGGCTGCAGTAAACGTCATGCCGATCTTGGTCCCTGCGTTTTGGAGTTGACCCCCGAGCTTGCCCCAAGTTTTTTGGAATTCCTTCAAGTCCTTGTCGAAGCCGGACATGTCGATGCCCAACCGGACCGCCATAGATGCGATCGTTTCGCGTGCCATTTCTATTTCCACCCCTTTCCGGGTTTGCGTTCAACGTCAAAAAGGGGAACCGCTACCGGCTCCCCTTGCGTTCTGCGATGATCTTCCGAAGCTTTTCCATTTCCATTTCTCGCTCTGGTTGCGTCATCTGCTTTTTCTTGCCGAGCAGTTGGTCGATTGTAACCCGCTGCCGCTTGCGTAAATGAACGTTCATGAGGTGTGCCGTCTGCCATGCGAGGCGCTGCATTTCTCGCTCGATGCGAAGGTTGTAGCCCTCGCACATCTCCAGATATTCGCCTGGCGTCAAGCGCCAGAACTCCCACGGTTTCAGTCCTAGCAGCCCGTAGGCGGTCCGTTTTAGTTCTCCCCAGGGGAGTCGGCCGTCTCCAGGCTGCTCTCCGCGTTTTTTTCCAGTTCATCCGGTGTTACTTCGCGCAAGAGCTTGGCCCGCTTGAGTGCGACCATGATCGGTTCCATATAGCCCATAGGTTGCATGCCGTTCTCGATCTCTTGCTGAACCCACTGGCTTACTTGCTGCGGTTGTAGGCCGGGAATTTTCCATTTGAGCCCCGCCCACAGGAACATGCGGATCGTGTTAAATCCGACGTTCTGCTCCGAAAAAATGGCAGCGACGCCCTTTCCGGTTCGTTCTTCGACCTCACAGATTGCGCCGAAATCATATTTCAGGAGCCGGGTTTTTCCGCCCAGCTCCACTTCGACGAATGCTCGTTCGCTCATAGTCGTCTACCTCCCTGTTATTCTGCGGCTTTGGTGATTTTGGTTAGCGCGCCGGTGCCGGTCAGCGTCACGGAAATCGTCACGGCATCGTCAACCGGCTCCCCAACTTCGTAACTAGTGATGTATGCCGATCCCTTATAACCCTTTGCGCTGGCGGCGTCCTTGGGATACAGGACGATGGTCACCGGCGAATTCGCAAACAACTTATCTTCGAGGTCTTCCTGGGACGCGTCTTCGGGCACATACAGCAACTCGGCGTCAACCGACCACGACCGGAACGACGGGATATTCTCAGCCCATCCCTGCGTGTCAAAGTTGGTCGTGTCGATCGTGTCCGCTTCGATGGTTAGTGTAGCCTCGCGAACCTTCGCAAGCGCCGTCTGCGTGGCCGTTTCCTCGGTGTAGAGGCCACCTTCATAGCCTGCAATTGCGGGCATCTTATTCAGCTCCTTTTTGCAATCGGACCCGGTAGCGCACAGGGATGTGTCGCGTCACGCCGTCCGGGTCGCGAATTGTCTCTGAAAATTCGTAATAGCAGCCTTGCACCTCCCACCCGGGCACAGAAAGAACCGTATCGGCAAGGATACGGTTCAGGTGGTCGAGTATTTCGGCTGCTTCTTTGAATCCCTTGTACTTGCTCCAGATGTGTAGCGTGATCGTGCATTCCTCGCCGAATGCGTCAAACGTGCGATTCGGGGCACTCGTCACATCGCCGACTGTGACATAGGGGAATGCCTGATCGTTCGGCACGTCATCGTACACGCCCGAGATTTTCGCCATCAGCGCCGCGTCCGCGATCAATCGAGAGCGCACGGCCACCTGTAGCGGCCAGAACGCAGAACCGCTCACGGGATCGCCCCCTTGACCGCCTTGCGCACATCGTTGAGGTATCCGTCGCGTGTTTCCTCGACTGACGGGACGATGAAGGGCCGTGCCGCCATCTTGACCGTTCCGAACTCAAGCAGATGGGCGTGGGAGCCTTTCGGGCGGGTAGGGCCAACGTCGGCCCCGAGCCCGTCCTTGTCGTACTTGGCGGAAATGGATGCCTTGAGGTTCCCGCTGTCGACGCGCGCGCGGCCTTGAATTGCTTTGCGCAGCGATGTGGCGTTTGACTTGACGGCCGATCGCAAATTTTCCCGGCTGTTCTTATCGAACTTGTTGAAAGCTTTCAGCACATCCTCTTCGCCAATGATGTCGATTTTGACCCGCGCCATCAGGTGCCCACCTCCCGCTCACAATACAATTCGATGAACTCGTTGTCAGGCGAGAAGGTCCGAATAATCCGATATCGTTTTCCGCTTTCTCCGGCAGGGTAGCGGACGTGTTCCTCGTCGCCGAATTCGAGAGAATGGATTTCGAAAGCAACAAGTGGCTTTAGACCCGCCGCCTGCGCCTGGTAAAATTCGGATTGCCGGATCGACTTTCGATTCGCGTAGACTTCCCGGAACACTTCCGTTTCCGTGCTTCCGCCGCCACCATCATCCGTTTTTGTGACGGATACAAGTTCGAGTACTTCGTCCCACGTCCTCATGTCCCGGCACCCGCTGATTTGATAATCAGGTTGTGCAGACGATATTGCAGATGCCTCGGTGTCGCCCCAGGTTCATCGCGGCTTTTATACCGCCACGCCGAATAGTCGACCACAAACTGGACGTGATAAGGGTTGGCACCGTCAAGCACCAACCCTTTTTCTTCTTCCAACTCGCGAACGACGCCCTCGACCAACGGTGTCAGGTAGGCATCCCGCACGTTTGATCGAAAGCCAAGGCTCTCCTTTACGAGCGATACAATGAGTTCCGTATCCATGCGGGATCACCTCCCGATTAGGACTTGGTGACGACGACCGTGTAAACTTGCGTCGTCGTGCCATACTTAACGGTGATCGTGACCGTGTTGGCCCCAGCGTCCCAGGTGATGGCGTCGCCGCTGTCGTAGTCGACACTCTTGTGCGAGATCGTCACAGTTGCGCCAGACTTCACGGCCTTAGCCGTCACCGCATTGCTTGCGTCGGTCGTCGCCGCCTCGTATTCAAACACGCCTGCAGCAAACGTCGGCGTGAGCGTCTTGTTGCCGACCTTGAGCTCGGACAGATAGGCGTCCTGCGGGTTGGCGACATCCGGCGCAAACGCGATGCTCGTCGTCGGATCAGCGTTATTGATATTGATGGCGACGAACGACTCACCAAACAACGGCGCACCGTCATACCGCGCATAGCCCTTGTACACGGTTTGATTTTGCAGGAAACGCACGTGTTCGGATGCCGCGAATTGCGATCCTTCGCGCTCAACGAGCAGATACAGCCAACCGAATCCGCCGATGATGTCGTTTTCCGGGATAAAGTCCAGTTCGACGATGTCGCCGCCGATCACCGGCAACGTGCTGTTCACGCCCGCCACAATCGCCCCGGAAGCGTTGAACATTAAAGCCTTGCTGACCAGTTTCATGCGTGTCTTGCGGCTCATAGCCCAAAACAGCGGGGAATTCCCGGCGTAGTTCGGGCGCGGAATGCCAGCTTTGAGGATCAGTTCGGAATAAAACTCCTGCGCCGTTTTGTTTGCCGGGTCGATCTTGACGATGTTGGACGTGTGCAAGTCTGTCCACGCCGGAGCATTGTCCGGCCAGTTCTCGGGCTGCGCCGTTTGCGCCAGACGCGTGACGATACCGGTCGCCATTTTCTTGCCGGTTCCATACAAGATCGCTTTGTCGAGTGCAAAGCCGATCGCCTGTCCGATAGCGTCCAGGATGATGGATGCGAGGCTTTCGTCGGAATCGTTCAGGTCGTTGTTGTGGACCGGAATGAAGCCGCCGACCAGATAGCCGTCGACGCTGATTTGGTTAAACTTGAGTTCAAGTTCGTTCAGCGTGCCCTTGGCTTCGATCCAGATTGCTTCCGGGTATGCGCCGAGAATGTTTTCGCGGGCGCGGCCCTTGAGCGGACGAACACGGATGTATTTCAGCATCTTGCTGTAGCGGTCCAGGTTGTCCCGCAGCAGTTCGAGGAACACGTCCGGGATCGTGAGCTCGGTCCCCGAAACGGCGCGAGTATGCGACACACCAGCCAGATCGCGGGCGCGTTGCAGGAAATCCTTGACATCCTCGCGCGCAACCAACGCGGAACGTTCTTGCTGAGAAAGATTTTTGAAAATGCTCATTCCCTTTTCACCTCTGTATTTGAATTGTTGTTCCGGCGGTTTGGACCGTTGCTGCTCGGCCGGAGGCTTCGCATTCAATTGCTCCAGTTGGCTTTCGAGATCGGCGATCTCGCCCTCGAGTTTGGACTTCTTCTCGTCCAGTTCGCCTTTTTGGGCCTCAAGCTGCTCGACGCTTTCCTGCACCGTTGCGATTTCTTCGTCCGTCTCAGCCTCTTCAATCGCTGCCTCAAGTTCAGCGGAGCGAGTTTTAAACTCGTCCTCTTGGGACAGCAACTCAGCGAGCGCGGACTTGCGCTGCTCGATTTTTTTAGCCAGCATCAGTTGTCTTAATGCCAATTTTCTTCACCCTTTCAAGCAATTTTTCGCGCTTTGCCTGCAAGAGGCGGTCGCGGTGTTCCTTGACTTGTTTCTGGCGAGCGGCTACGCCGGTATCCTCGTAGGCCGGGAAGGTGACGACGCTGACCTCGTGCAAGTCGACTTCTTGGATTGTCCACTTCACGGTGCCGTCGTCTCGCCAGTCCGTTTCCTCGCGCAAGATGTTGAACCCAAACGAACACTGGTCTACGTCCCTGCGTTTCACGCGCTCATAGAGGTTCATGGCGTCGGAGTCGTTAGGGTTGATCCTCACGCTGCCCCAAAGGCCGTGTGAGTCTGCGCGAAGCTCCAGCGTGCCGGATTTATTCCGGCCGAGAACAAGCCGCGTTTCGTGATTGATCAGCGCCCGAATATCGTTGCCGAGCGTGCTGTCGAAAGCTCCCGGCGCGATTTCTTCATACGCCCCTCTCCAAAGCTCCGTCTCCTTGCCGTACACCGCGAAATAACCTTCGATGGTCAATTCGCCGCCGTCGCCCTCTGCCCGCGTCTTCAACTCAGTTTTAAGGCTGCGTGTTTGCCTTGTGTCTCTGCTCAACCGTCATCACCTCCTTGGGCGAGTTTCTTTTGATCGCCGATGCTGCCGCGAGGGATATAGTTTTCAAGGATGACAAGCTCGTCCAGTCCTTCGCGCGGGGATAAACCCACCCAATCGCGGACCTCGTTGCCGTCCATCAATCCGCGAACGAACATCTCCATGCCGATCTTCGCCAACTCATTAAGGTCGTAGGCATACAAACTGCGCGCCGAAAGGCGGAAATACAGATCAGGCGAAAACAGCAGTTTGCCCGTAAGTTCCTGCCCGATGATCGTAGCGATCGATGCGATCCGAGTTCGAATGAAGTTGTTGACCTCATCCTTTTTGAATTCGCCCACGCCAACAAAAAAGGCCGGAACGCCGATCATGGCGGAAACCGTCCTCTTGTCGATTTGAACAGATTCGTGAATTGCGATGTCCTGCAAGCTGAGCGGCTTCACTGTCTCAACCCTGATAATGCCCTCTGGCAGAAACCAAGGCTTTCCGCTTTCGCCGCTGCCGATATAGCGCTCGATCAACTTGTCGCGCTCTTCTTCGTTTGCGAATTGTGACGTATCCGCATCGACCATGACAATAACGCTCGGTCGCCACTTGTCGCCCATGAAGGCGTTCTTCGTCTTGGTCGCCTGGGCGAGGTTGGCGACGACATCTTTGAGGATTAGGCGATAACCGCGTCCGATCCACGGTTGTTTCGGATCAGGGTTAATGCGGAAATGCAGCAGTTCGTCGTTGCTGTAGACCCGCCCTTGAATCGCAACGTGATAGCCAACGGCCAGCCCTATACCGTTTTGGGTCGGCGGCATGAACGTCGCCACGTGAGGCGGTACCGGGATTAGTTCGTCAATCAATCCGTCCCGCATTTGCGGGAACACGACCGCGTTGCCGTCGCCCTCAAGCAGTAGCGTATGGACGATGGAATAAAGCCAAGATTTCCGCGTCATGAGGCTGTATGGCTCAATGTCCACCTTCCGCGAAAGCTCGTTCTGTACGCGTTCGTGGCCGCCGTCTACGTTGCGCATAAGGTGGATGGTCATGTTGCTGACCATGTCCGCTATGCGGTCGACCGCCATTCGCACCTCGGGGTTATCGCTCAGTCGAACGTAACCGGCCGGGAGAGATAAATCGTCTCCTTTCAACCAGTACCCGAGCAAATCGCCACCCTGTACGCTGCGCTGCTGGGTTGGTTGCCTCGCGCGTTCTCGCTGCTTTTTACTCACGCCTTTGTCTCACCACCTTTCAACCATTCACCGACGACCTTGCTCTGGTCCGTATCTTCGAGATAACGAACGCAAGAAAATACCGACGCATCAAAAATATCGATGCGACGATTGTCTTCGATTTTCTCGTATTGAATCAGATCGTCCGTTTTTTCAATGCCGTGGACGTTCTGGACGCAGTACTCGTATGCGTCGCTGTGCAAGTAGTAAAGCTTGCCGAGCTTCGCCTTTTGCTCGATACGCCGGAATCCCTGGGACTTGCGCCAAAAGTATTGCGGCTCGTCGACCAGTTTGAATCCAGCTTTCTTCGCATCGCGGAAAAAGTCGTGGCTGAACTTGCGGTCAAATCCGATTTGCTTGATCTTGAAGCCCATTTGTTTCATCCGCTTGAACCATTCGACAACTTCGGAGATGTTGGTGACGGCCGAATTGGTCATCGTCAGCCACCCGTCATCGCGCCACCCGAACAGCGGTATGCCGTCATCCTCAGCCTTGCGAGCAGCGGCGACGATCGGGAACCAAGCGTGAGAAACGATGATGCCAACGTCTTCGTATTCGCCATACAGCGCCGCTGCCGTGAGGTCGTGCAGTTTGGCAAGGTCCGCGCCGCCGTACCAGACGATCGGCATCCGGGCGAGTTCTTCGAGCTTCCAACCGTATTTGCGGTCGCTGTTCTTGAATTCATCGACATTGAAATACGCCCGCATGGATGCGGTGAAAATGTTGAGCGACTTCGCAAGAAAATCTTTGCGCTGCTGCGGATCATTCTGCGCCTGCATCGCGTCGTTCAAAATGTCCTCGGGCCGGATCGAAACGCCGTAAGCGGGATTCGCTTTTTCGTGCGTTTCTGGATTTGTATAGTCGACTTCGCCGCTCTCCGGGTCCTCGTCGGCCTTGGCGATGAAGACGAAATATTGCTCGTCCTGCACCGTGCCGTCGAGTATCTTTTTGCAGTATTGCAGGCGCTGGTAACAAAACGAAGTCATGTCGTCGCCCGCCGTGGTGATGCCAATCATCAATTTGTTGGTGTACGCTTTCATGGCCTCTTTGATGATGTTGTACTGCTTCGGGCTCTTATAGGCGTGCAGTTCGTCGGCGATCGCAATATTGCAGTTGAGAGAATCCTGTTTGTCAGGGTTTGCGGCCAGTGCTTGGATGAAAAGTGATCCGTCCGAAAATCTGCCGCTTATGCTGTGTTCTTGGTTGTTGTCGAGCACCCGGAAGTTTTCTCGTTCGCCCATCCATCCCAGGTTGAAGTTGATGAAGTTGAAACTCTCGAGTGCCTGCTTGAGTGCTGCGGCCACGATGTACACTTTCGAACCCGATTTCCGGTGCAGCAGCCCAAGCGCCCACGACAACGCGGCTGCAAACGATGTCTTGATGTTTTTTCGCGGGATGAAGATAAACGCCTCTTTGTAGCGTCTGATCTTCGTACCCTTGTGATAAAATCCCAGCATCGCGTAGACCTGGTACTTATGAAACGGCTCCAACAAAAAAGGCTCGCCCTGTAGAGGCGTGCCGTCGAGCCGTTCGCCTTGCGCGTGGACGAACGTTTTTTCGATTATGCCAATCACGAACTCGGCATCCTTCGGATCGAATTCATAGGCCGGGTTATCGAGGTCTCGCAGAAACCGCTGACAGCCCTGGACCTGTTCTTTGTTCGCCAGCTTCTTGCCATCCACGATGCTGTGAACGTAGTCGAACACGATGTCCCAATTCGGGCATGCGCCCTTATCCACTCGATCCACCGAGTATCACTTCCAACCTGGACGGCGCTTTGTCGGGTTTCTTGGCTTCGGGCTTACGAACAGGGACATCGCGCTTTTTGAATTTCTCGAACGCCTTCGGGTTCAGACCGAGCATGTCCGAGTATTTGGCGATGTCTTTGCGCAAGGCTTCCATCGCCGAATAGACTGGCGTTTTCCTGTCGTTCGTCGCGCCCGCCTTGTTCGTGTATTCCTCGGTCAACTTATAGCCCGATTCTTCGAATTGATTTTCCAGCGCCCTGTATTGATGCAGCATGCCGACGTAAATGTCGATCGCATCCTCGTAGTCATCGCTATAGACGCCCAGGTGCTTCATGTTTGCGACGACCTTGCTCCTGATCGTCTTTTTGGACAAAAGTCGTGCCAACGTAGGCACCCCCTCACATGGATGATTTTGGTCGCTCTATTGGAAAAGGTTGCCCGCACCGGTCCTTTGATAGGTTTCCCCTATAGGTCCGGGGTGGGGGGATCACCTCGTCGCTCCGGTCGCATACTCAACCTCGTGCGTTGTCGGTTCGTCGAACTGCGAGCGTATCACGATCGAGCGAATGCCCTTCAACCTCTCTCCGTCCTGGTAGACTTCGCAGTGTCCGTTCGCTTTCCTTTGCACAAACACGAGCGCAGGCGGTTCGTCGAACTCAAGCACGTACTTGCCGTTGACTTCCTTCATGGACTCATCACCTCTCAATCGGATTGCCACGCCTCCAACTTGTCCCTAACTCTTTCCTGCCATTGCCTACCGAGCTCCGTCACCTCTCCCGTGTTCCTGTCGTGCATGGCGTTGTGCCATTGATCGGATAGAGATACGAGGTTCCAGTCCACCAAGGCCAACTCTGGATACTGCTCCAGCGGATAGATGTGATGCACCATCGTGGCCGGTATGCTCTTGCCATAGCGCTTGGCCTCTTGGCAAAGGTATTCGTCCCTGCGCAATACAGAGGCACGCTTACGCAGCCATCGACGCGTCTTGTAGATGTTGGCCATCATGTCGCGATGAACTTCATCATAAACAAAAAGCTGTATATCCAGTAAGCGACGAACAATATCCCGATTACGAATTGCCACCACTTCGGACGATCTTCCTTGTTCCGCGCCTTGCTCGCTCCTGGGTTAAGCGTCGGTTTACTTCCATCCATCTCGTTCCCTCCGTTTATCATTTTA